GAACGAGCCGCGCTGAAACGCCAGAAGCGTTGCAGGGTATCCACGCCGACAACGTATTGCTTGTCGCCGACGAAGCATCCGGTATCCCGGAAAGTGTGTACGAAGCCGCGTCCGGTTCTATGTCGGGTCATAACGCAACGACGCTTCTTCTCGGCAACCCCACTCGGAACAGCGGTTTATTTTTTGATACCCACAACCGTCTTAAAGGCGAGTGGAAAACCTTCCACGTTAGCTGTCTCGACAGCCCGCGAGTATCCGATGCGTTCGTCCGAGAGATGCAGTTACGTTACGGCGAAGATAGCCCAGCGTACCATGTCCGCGTTCTGGGCAACTTCCCGCCACGCGAAGAAGATACGGTCATTCCCGTTGAGTTGATCGACGGAGCCATGCACCGCGAAATTAAAATTGCAAAGCAGACGCGAAGTGTGTGGGGTCTGGACGTGGCGCGTATGGGGTCCGACGCCAGTGCGTTGGCCAAACGCCGGGGTCCGGTTGTGGAGGAGATACAGACTTGGAAAGGTCTCGACCTGATGCAGCTTACCGGCGCAGTCGTGGCCGAGTATGAGGCGCTGCCACCTTCGGAACAACCTGTCGAGATATTAGTTGATAGCATTGGGTTGGGAGCGGGTGTGCTGGACCGCTTGCGCGAACTGGGTCTGCCAGCGCGTGGGATCAACGTGGCAGAAAGCCCCGCGCTGAAAGGGACTTACGCCAACCTACGCGCCGAATTGTGGTTCAAATGTAAAGCGTGGCTTGGCAACCGTGATGTGAAGATACCGAAGGACGAGCAGTTGTTCGCCGAGTTGGCGTCACCGCGTTACACCTTCACGTCGTCAGGCAAGATGCAAGTCGAGAGTAAGGAAAGCATGAAGAAGCGCGGCCTTCCATCGCCAGATAAAGCGGACGCTCTCTGCCTGTGTCTGGCCACCGACCTGTCAACTATAATGCACGGATATTCGATGGCCAACAAGACGGGGGCTTTGCGTCGAAATATACGTGGCGTCGTTTGACATTTTATTTGTAAATAGATAAATAGTTGTTGTCCGGCAGGTTTCTCTCTCCCTCTCCTGCCGGACATCATTGGGCAGACTGGGGTGCGCGCGGCTGGGCCGATAATAGCGACTAAACGAGATGATGCTCCTTTTTCGTTTGGAACGCCGCCACCCCGTTTTTTGCGTTTCCCTAAACTTTAGTGTATAGTTATCCACAGGGAGCGTACCCTTGGAAACTAAGACTTGTCCCAGATGCGGCGAAGAACGGCCGACTGACAGCTTTTATTCGTACAAGCGCGCCTGCAAGTCTTGCTTGCGCGAAGAACAGCGCATCTTCAGAGCCTCACGCCCAGATTACCACCACGCTCACAATCTCAAACAGCGATACGGTATTAGCGTCGATGAGTATCAAACTATCATCGCCAACCAGAATTTCGCCTGCGCCATTTGTACGGTAGAAATATCTGACGCAGTAGAGTATAAGGCGGGCAGATCGGTTGTCGTTGACCACAACCATGAGACGGGTGAGGTACGCGGCATACTCTGTTCGAAGTGTAATTTGGTTCTAGGGCACGCACGAGAAAGTACGGATATTCTTTACCGGGCCATTGTGTATTTGAGTGAGCGCGGCGCTTACACGCCAAAGAAATAGGTTTGATTGCATGGTCGCTAAGCGTTTTCAAAATCCGAAGGGCGGCCTCAATGAAGCGGGTCGTAGTCATTTTAAGAAGACTGAAGGGGCCAACCTCAAAGCGCCCGTAAAGTCTGGTGACAATCCACGGAGGGCGTCATTCTTAGCGCGTATGGGAAATATGCCGGGGCCGGAGCGTAATGCGAAAGGCGAACCAACCCGCCTTCTCCTATCTCTGCAAGCGTGGGGTGCGTCATCTAAAGCAGACGCGAAGTCCAAAGCCAAAGCTATATCCGCCCGCAACAAGGGGAAGTCAAAATGAAGATGGGTCTCTACGCCAATATCCACGCCAAGAAGGAACGGATCAAAGCTGGCTCTGGGGAGAAGATGCGTAAGCCCGGAACCAAGGGCGCTCCTACTGCTGCTGCTTTTAAGGCTGCCGCTAAAACCGCAAAGGGCAAAAAGAAATGAAGAAACCCACTAAGGCCGACAAGAAGATCGCCAAAGTTATGGGCGAATTTAAGCGCGGCACTCTGCACGCTGGCGTAAATCCCAAAGGCCCGGCAAAGGCTCCCTTGGCTAAATCGCGCAAACAGGCTATTGCTATTGCCCTGTCTGAAGCTGGTAAGTCGAAAAAGAAGTAAGGCTAAAACATGGCATATCGCAATAATCGTAAGCCGACTAAGGCTGAGATGGCTAAGAACACTAGTATGTACCAAGATACTGGTGTTCCCAACGCCAATTCTGAAAACGACGACAGCGAAGATATGTCCAATGAAATCGAGATGGAACTTCCCGATGGGACGGAAGTTACTATCGAAGAGCCTGAAATGGAAGACGAACAGGTTGAAGAGCCTGTATCTGAAGAAGAACTTCAGAATATCATCATCGCCGAGATTGATGACGCACAAGATTATATCGACGACGTAATCAGCCCGGAGCGTGCGCTTGCGGGCCAGTATTATAAGGGCGAACCGTTCGGCAACGAAGAGGAAGGCCGCTCTCAGGCGATCTCAATGGACGTGCGCGATACCGTGCAGGCCATGATGCCGTCGATTATGAAAGTATTTTTCGCGGCGAACAACGTCGTCGAGTTCGCGCCGAACGGCCCGGAAGATGTTGAAAGCGCGCAGCAAGCGACAGACTATGTCAACTACTGCCTGACACGCGATAACAACCTATTCAACGAATGCTATTCCACATTTAAGGACGCACTGATCCGTAAGAACGGGATCATGAAAGTCTGGTGGGATACCGAAAAAGATGTCACGACCCATTACTTTACGGGTCTCGACGAGGCTACGTTCTCTGTTCTTCAGGCCGATCCTACCGTCGAAGTTAAGGACGTAGAGATTAGCTACGGCGAAACCATGACCCAAACGCCGATGGGCATGATGGGCCAGACCCAGCCCGCGACGTATGAATGCACAGTCGTTCGTACCGTTGAGAAGGGCCGCCTGCGCGTCCAGTCCGTCCCGCCTGAAGAGTTTCTGATCGACCGGCGTGCGCGTTCTATTGAGACGGCCGAGTTTGTAGCGCATCGCCGTTACGTCACCGTATCCGATCTTGTGAAGATGGGCTATGAGTGGGATGAGGTTCAAGACCTTGGCTACGAAACGCTTGATGACTTTGAAGGCAACGAAGAAGCCTTTGACCGTAACCCGCAAGCATTCGTTCAGATCACCGGCCGCACAGATACGACATCCCGCAAGGTTCTCTACATCGAGGGCTATGTATATGTTGATATGGATGGCGACGGGATCGCGGAACTTTGCCGCGTCTGCGTTGCGGGCACGGCCAACAAGATACTTCACTACGAACCCTGCGACTTTATTCCGTTCGTAGACTTCTGCCCTGATCCAGAGCCGCACACATTCTTCGGGATGTCTGTGGCCGACGTGACGATGGACATTCAGCTTATCAAGTCGAATATCCTGCGCAACACGCTGGACAGCTTGGCCCAGTCGATCCACCCACGCACGGGCGTTGTCGAAGGCCAAGTCAATCTTGAAGACGTGATGAACACTGAAGTTGGTGGTATCATCCGTATGCGCGCACCGGGTATGGTGCAGCCGTTCACGATGCCGTTCGTCGGGCAGCAAGCCTTCCCAATGTTGGCTTACATGGACGAACTGCGCGAGAACCGCACGGGTATTTCTAAGGCCGCATCTGGCCTCGATGCCAATGCGCTTCAGTCTTCGACCCGCGCCGCTGTTGCCGCTACGATTACTGCTGCGGCGCAACATATCGAACTTATCTGCCGTATCTTCGCTGAAACAGGCATGAAGGGTCTGTTCAAGAAGTCGTTGCAGCTTATAACCAAGAACCAAGATGCTCCGCGCATGGTGCGTCTGCGTAATAATTTTGTTCCGATTGACCCGCGTGTGTGGGACGCGAACATGG